TCTCAACATTGGTTAGCTCGCTCTGGCCCTTACGCTGTCGCCATTCATATCCAGGGAGCATATTTTGAATGTCAGATAGCTCATCGTCTTGTATGAGAAAGGACGATATGCCTTTGACGAGCTTGCCAAATTGATTCCTGAATTGGCCTGTGGTGCGCTTAATCATGCTCTATCTCCAATCTAAAAATACGCCTTCATCAAAGAGATCCCATTTGATTTCCTGGCGAAAACTCCTGGGCTCACTCGTCCTGGTTGACATCACATCGAATTGTTCTTCTTGAAGATCCTCTCTGATGCGAGCCATCATTTCGTTATCTCTCATGTGTCCAGCCAAGATCCTGGCAGACAAGAGGATCAACAGGCGCTCATATATAACGTCCAGCTCGGTAGTGTCTGCGTCAGCGGAGAGATCGGCGGGCCATGCGTTATAGATCAGGTGAAGCGTGTTGTATTCAACAGCTCCCTGGCTAGGCCAGAGCCAAATCTTATCGCTATCGCTCCAGGTAGCCATGATTACGGGATCGCCAGTAGAACTTGGGTACAGAAAGAATTCTTCAATGTATTGCTTGCCGAGGCCAAGGCGATCATCGTTTTGCAAGTAATACGCAGCCTCGAGGTTCTTCAAATCAGTAGGTAAGTCCTGTCCGACATTGAAATTGTTGGCGCTATATCCTTGGAGAGCTGGAGCCACACCTGGACTATTGACCTGACAAGTAGCCCCGCTCGTATTTCCTGTTAGGACTTCATTGTCCTCAAAGAGCGCAGTAATATCCAGGTTTCCAGAGGCATCCCTGAAATCTTCGACGACAAGAAAATCATAAGCCGCTACCTGGATTACGGCGGTGTAACCATTGTTCGCACCTGTGATGGTTTCGACTTCAAAGGTTCCGGAAATGTTATCAATGCCGAATTTCGTTTGAATTTTGATGTCTTGAAATAGATCAGTCTTTTGAACACCACCAAACTTTCTCGCTACTTGTTTCTGTGCTTGATTGATTGCATCTAGGACTTCTGCATTGGTAAATCGAGTACCGTCAAGTCCCTTCTGAGCGTGACGATCATAGAGATAAACGATGTCGCCATCGTCATAATCATTTTCATTGCCCCCATCAATGGAATCTACTTCTAGCCTATCTTTGGTAGCAACTGCATCGACGACAGCTCTGATAGTGGCAAGAGATCCCCCATCGGTGGTGTTATAAATAACGTCACCGACAACGATCCCTAGAGTTTCAAAATCCTCAGAGGAATCCTGAAACCAGCTCGTTTGATCGTCACCGCCATCGTGCTGAAAGGTGACAGTCGGATCGGGCTTTCGCAAGGGAGCTGGATCGTCGATCTCGTTGCGAACAAATTTCCTCAATGTAGCAAGAGTCGCGGTCATTGGCTTCCTCCAAAAAGGGCGGGATTGCTCCCGCCCATGCTATTTAGTAACCCAGGGCAAACAGCGTTTGTTTCTGCGTGTTGCCAATGGCTGCGGTTAGCGTCAGAGTGGTGGCGTCAGTTACCTCCAGACCGAGAGCTGCGCCATCATCAATGTCTTGCAGCCATGCCGAGATAAATCTGTGCATACCAGCATCGGTGTTGGTAATGGCAACGGTAGAGCCATCACTCGTGATCTCCGTGATGGTGAAACGCATATCACCGATGTAGGTAATTTTTTTGATGTCATAGGTATTAGCCATTTTGTTTTCCTTTCCCTTTGTTTAGGGCCATTCACGCCTCGTCCATAGGCGGGTGGATATTTCCATGAGTATGTGGGAAGGGGAGCGAAATGCTCCCCCTCCCGATGTTACGGACTGTTAGGTGTTGATGGTTAGGTTGACGAGGCCATGCTCTGTATCTGCCATCAGCAACTCTGCCCAACCCACAAGCGGGCCTGTGAATGCAGCCGCAGTTGCAACGGCGCCAGCATCGGCAGCAGAAGGAACAACAAGCGTTCCGATAGCAGTACCGCCCTCGTTCAACACATTGGCAAGTCCAAATGTCTGGTTCCAGAAGAAGTAGTTGATCGGAACGTCAATCAACGGCACACCTGAAACCCGATCTGCCAAGGTTGCATTCTCCACGACGAGATCGTAGGGATTCGTGATGAGATCCACGAATGCACCTGTGGGAACCGCAATGGTAAACGGATCGTAGAGAGTTAGGGTTACATTAGCCGCAATTCCAGCAGCCGGATGGGTTCTGATCTTCCTGATCTGACCGAGGCCAACTCCGGAAGTTACAGAAACGAATCCTTCGGCATACTGATTTTTGGTAACGGCGGCAGTTGCGGGAGTTACGGTGATTGACTTATCACCAATCGCCACATCAGCAGCCACATCACAGTCCTCATGGCCCGCCGGTGTAGGAACAGCTTTGTTGAGTAAGCCAGCACTCAGGGCAGCAGCACCAGCCCTCGCATAATGAAAACATCGTCCATCAGTCATCATCACGCAAATACCGATCCTGTGCTTCTGATCTTCTGACGCCTCAAAAAAGCCCTGTTGGATAACTAGACCAGTAGTGGACTCGAAACCATACTTTGTTGCATCACCCATTAGTTTTCTCCTTAGCGTAGGGGCGATTCGCGCCGCCCCTCTCCGCCAGATAGATGTTTATTCCAGATTGCTGTGCTTGTGATGGCTGTTACGCCTTGTGCAGATCATGTTTCCTTTCCAGAGGATCTGCATGGACTTGGTAGCCTGATTGGTCGGAACCTTCCAGGCTGTCCTGACGAACATACCGCTGGTATGCACGGCGAACCCCCAATGCCGATCATTGAGAGCATAGGCAGTACCATCGGGGCATTTGCCATCGCCGAATACCTCTGCTTGATCCATCATAAACACCCCGTCGAAACCAGCTTTCGCAGCAGCGGGTGATGTAAACCGTTGCTGCGTCTGGAGCTGATTAAGCCAGCTATCAACGAGCGGATCGGTGGTCACGATCAGATTGGGTTTATCCATCCGATTATCACCGACCTTTGCATTGGTACGCATGGTCCGAAGAACCGCAGACGTAATGGGCTCCGTGGTGGTCGTAACCCCGGCGCTCCACCTCGCCATATCGTCTTGCGTTATTGAGCCATACGGAGTTGATGTGGTGGGGTCAAACAGAGCTTCCAGACCGTCAACATCTTTCCCACCATTGCCTGTACCGTCAGAGTACAGTTGGTCGGCTAGATCCCACCGGATTGTTTCCTGGGCGTTCTGCAACTTGGTAATCACCATATCAACTTCTTCTTCGGGACCAGAGTTCTCCAGTTCCTCAGTCCATATAATCGTGACGTTGACGTACTGATGTCGCCAATCGTAAATGGCGCTGTTGATAATGTCCTTGCGACCAATATCAAACTGATCCGCGCCATCGAACGATCCTCCTGTAAGGCGATCATAGGTCAGAGGGACTTTAATCTGCCTACCACCAGCCGGACGGTACTTCGGGGTTTTCATTGCCCGGTATATCAACCAATTAGACAGGAAGTACTGGTCGAAAGCCTTCCCGCCATCGGTGATAAAATGAAATCGGGTGACAGACTCAAGCTCACTCCGAGTTAATGCCATGTGAACCTCCTAAAAAAGCCTCTCGCGCATTGCTTTGAGGCGTTCAGTAATGACTCTGCGCTTACCGCCATGAGCCTCCGTATCCTCAATGTCGGGACCGAGGGCGGTACGAGCCTCGCCAGAGGGTCCGGTTGCTGATGAACCGTCTAGCACCTGGGCTCCTTGCTTAACCCTGACTGACTCAAGGGTTTTCTGGCGCTCGTCCTCACGGATTTGTTGTTCCAATGTTTCCCTTTCCGCTTCTGAATTTTCGGAGCTGCCGATGGCTTTCAGAGTGTGATAGGCAGATATGGCATTATGGACAGGATTGTACTCGATGTACTGAGCAATCTCGCCAGAATAGACCATATCCATGAAGTCCGGATTCTCCTCCGCAAAATGATCTAGCCCTTGGGTGACAGCATCTTCTTGAGCCCGCTGGTAGGCCAACCCCTCAAAGGATTGCAACGCATCGGTTTTGATTTTCTCTCCGAAGTTTTGCAAGAATTCCCTTGGCGATTTCTGAAATTCGTCAATGATTTGTTCCTCATCCATTGACAGAATCTCATCAAACGGATCGGGTACGGCCTCCCTCTGCGCTTCCTGTGGTGCAACCCGGGAGTATTGATCCATCATCCGAAGGTGCATATCGTATTCATTAATCCGTCTTGCCTGATCGTCTAAGGTCCCGTCCTTTTGTTCGAGTTGCGCTTTAAGCCCATCCCTTTCAGCAATCATTTCTTGCCATCGGGGATGCTCGTGAAAGGGCGGTTCCTTCTCTCCATCGTCTGCAGCGTCCGGCTCGTCCGTTATCAGCTCGCCCTCGTCGTCCGTTTTTAGCGACTCGTCAGTCGGTTCATCTTCTCGGAGGTGTCCGAAATCATCCAGGTCGAGGTCGTGGGTTCCGGCATCGTCGGCAGACGTTCCGACACCAGCGTCAGCATCATGTTCGCGCTGGTCTTTAGCGTCAAGTTCATCGTTGTGTTCCATCTTACTTTCCTCCTTTGGACACAAAAAAACCGCTCATCATAGATGGCGGTTCATCCAAAATGCGAGTGAATCTTATATGTTAAGGCGGCGTACCGTACTTCTCTGCGGCTTTCCGCCGTAAAAATGTTTCGCGCCTTTCCGCTCTCCTAGTTGTATAAGCTGCCTCGCCGAATTTCGCGTCCATATATTGCTGTACGCGATTCGGTGCAACTCCCGCACCTAGCAGCACATCTTTGTACCGCTTCATCGCTTCCCTGCTAGTAGCCAGGTGGGAAGGCTTGGCGCCGCGAGCGATCTCATCCTTTTCCATTGGCGTTTTTTTGATACCAGGATGCACCCCAGGCACTCCATACTTCGCACCCATAGGTCGTCGTGTGACAGTTTTTTTAGCGGGGGGAGTGGAAGAGATACCAGCTCCAGGCAACTGTTTCATACCCGCAGCCTTGAGAACATCTTGCCGCGTCGAGGGATCGCTGACAGTCGCTTGCACCTCCTTCCGGAATTGCTGTTGCTGCGGTGTATCTGTGCCAATGCCACGCTTGATGAGCTTGCCTTCCTCATCTAGCTGCGATGTGGCTTTCTTAACCGTCTTATTGTGGGTGGTTGCTTTTACTTCATCACCACCGTATCCAAATGCTTCTGGCATTGTTATTCACCCCCTTATTTTTTCTTCTTGCCCCATAAACCGCTCCAGATTTCCCCAAAGGTTTCCGCTCGTTCTGGAGGTTGGTATCTCTTTTTCTTTTGCACATATTTCCTTTTAACTGGCGGAGGCTTATATCCCTTAACCGTGTACGAGCCTAGATCCCCACCTTCAGTTACCCCTCTGTGCGTTGTTACTTTGGCTGCTCCAGCCGCTCTAGGATCTCTAATCTCTTTTCCAGGGTCCACGGCTGGTCTTGCCGATTTAATATCAGCGGCGGTTCTAGGTCGCCCCCCCGTTCTTTGCTCCTTTAAGAGTGACACGGCTCTTTGTGTTTTGGTCTGTTGTGAGAAAGCTGATGGGCCTACTGTTTTCCTTCTCGTTGTTTCAATGTCGATCTGACCCTCTGGCCTTGTTCCCCCACCTCTCCCGCCTATAGCTTTTGTTGCCGTTGCACCTATACTTGCCAAACGCTTTTCCTGTGTGTCGGCGGGTATTTCGCGTCTTTCATTTCTTGTTGCGAATCTCTTGACCTTTTGCCATGTGCTAACTGGCTGAGTGGGCTTTCCGCTTGCGAGATCAACCGGCACTCTCCTTCCAAATTTCGGTTTCTTTGGCCCTGCTCCTTCTCTTGACATTTCCCCTGGCCCTTTTCCTGTAAAAGCTGACTCTGGTTTTCCATATTTAGCCATTTTTCTTCCCCCCCTTCTTCTTCCAGTTATCGTAAATGCCATAGCATTTACCAGCTACTATGCGGTTATCCCGCTTATCTCCTTCATGGCGTAATACGCTGATGCAGCGCCCCACAAAGTCCTCCCTCTTTTCTCCCTTGCTTGGTGTAGGCATACACTACTCCTATGGTGGCGTCCCGAGTTTGGCGGCGGCTTCCTGACGCCTCCGTATCTCATCGCGTTTAGCAAACTCCGCTCTGATGTAAGCCTCGATCTGAGGATCTGGAACACCCGCAGCTTTCATTACATCAATTCGTCGGCGAAACGCCCCGGCTTCTTTTTTCTTTTTCTCACTCTCAAAACGCTTGATCGAAGGAGCTGCCTTCTTCACCCTTGGCTGAGTGCCTACGTCTGCCTTTGCCATAGCTCTTTCTATTGGACCAGCCATGTTCTCCCCCTAAAATCTCTCCAGGTACTCTTTCTTGAGTTCCTGTACGTTTGGGTGTGGATCTGAATACTCGCGCTCGATGTGAGCCCGAGCTTGTTCCCTGGTTTCGATATATTCCTGCTTGCCAAGTTGAGCGGATTCGCGGTCATTCAAATAGCCATTTACAGATCGAATCCAAGGCGCATCTGATTTCTTGATACCACCGTGACCGAGAGTAATAAGCCTTCTCATATCTCCCTGACAAACCTTGCAACGTGGGATCTCTTCGATCCCCGTTGAGAGTTCTTCTTCTATCCTGCAATTAGTACATTCATAGTCATATAAAGGCATTATCCTTCCCCTGTTCCTGGCGCGGGCAATGCCTGTTGTACCTGGCTACCCTGCAGCTCTTTTACTTGTTGCACATAGGCGTTGTAAGTACTTTCGTCCATGTTGGCTACTTCTTGCACGATCTCTATGGCTTGTGGATCTACTCCGAGAGCTTCCATCTTTTCAAGTAACGGACCAATCGGACCCATTTCCATTCTATGAACGACTTCGGCACGATCAGGCCATTCAAGAGCTTCGAGTAATTCCCTAATATCTATAGCTCCGGCCTGAAATAGCTCCAGGGCTTCCTCTCTTTGTTGCAGCCTGGAAGTCGGCATCGTTGAACCGCTTACGACCTGGAAACTTAGTGGGGTAATGGACTCTGGACCGACAATGCTTCCCTGTACTGGCAGACCATCTTCTTGGAGGTAAAAGAATCGTTCTTCCGTGTACCAATTTTGAACGTGCGAGATATACATTCTGCCTCGATCTCGAATCATCCGACCATAGGTTCTGATCTTCCCTCGAATAAGGGTGTGCATATTCTCTAAGATTGCAGCAATAGATTTGTAGGCAAGGCGCCCCTTCATCACCTGGGGATCGGTGAGATCAAAAGTCCCGGCGATTTTATCAAATAGCTCGCGGTACACTCCCAGGATTCGCTCAATATCGTTCTGGACAGGTGGACTATCCATGAACCTGATAGACTTGGCGACAACGCTGTTTTTCGGTCTAACTATCCTGGCGGCATTACTGAAGTCTGCATTGGGGATCATGGTGTCTTTCGGATTAATCAGCGGGGATCGAGCTACGCGATCCTTCATGTAATTCAACTGGCTCATACATTTGTCTATCTCGATGTTGATTTGCTCTAATTGCTCTATGGCTGAGAAGCCCCAGGCAGATACGGGATCTTTTGTCGAGGGTGTCAGGGTAAAGGGGAACCTATTGTAGAGATAGGTCATTGAAACTTGCTCTTCTGGCAGAGTTGGATTGATACTAGGATTCTGTCGATCAGACAGGACTACATCACCACCGTTACAGGTCGTAATCACGCGGATAAAGCCTGGGTACTTAGGGACTTTCTCTATTACCGCTGGCTGTGTGGTTGCAATGGTTCCGCTAGATAGATCCAGCTCAACGGTTGCGCCCTGTTGTTCGAGTGAGATGAGAGAGTAATCCTTGACCCATAGCTCGAGAATCAGAACCTCATCTTTGCGACCCATGATATTCATCACGGCCTTGTTGCCGTGCATAATGGCATGATCTTGAGCGTAATCTCCCCCTCTTCCCGCTGGCAAGGGCCTTGTACTACCGCCAACTATGTCACGCCTTTTCTCTCCGAGCTTTTCTTTCCATTTGGGATCGGCCTGTATTAGCTTCTTTGCTTTGGGCCATTTGCGACGAGCCTGATTTACTGGCATGGTGTAGTAGTGAGCGGCTACTTCCCATTTCTCTGATCTCTTCTCATTCAGGGGCCAAAATCCAAAGTTGTGCGGATCTACGACTATGGTTTCTACTTCACCCAGGCCATTGTTGAGCCCGGGATTGAATATGACCTTCTCGATAGTCGTACCGTGGATCTCTGCCATCTTGATGCTATCGCCATAGATGTCTTGTTGCTCAGTTTCATTCCACCAATACCGGGCGATCTTGTGTATCTTGTCGGTAACTTCGTCCTTGGGACCAACCACATCGAATGTTGGATTGTTATCGGTGAGCAGATTAACCGTGCGCTCTATGTGGGCGTTGATAAGGCTTATGGATGCCAAGGGTATAGGAGCAGACGCACCTGATCGCCAATGATGGTTCCGGTACATTTCGTAATTTCGATGCCATTTGTGAGGCAGGCGCTTTCTCTCTTTATCCTTGATGATCTCTTCGAGAATGCGAAAAGCAGTAAATCCGACCTTTTCGTCACCTTCCGGTGGGATAAGGCTATTCATCTGTTGCTTTTCAGTATCCTCAAGATCCGGCGCTGCCTGCATTCGAGTCTTTAGGGTAGCCATTTTTGTCAGCTCCTATTCTTTATAAAGCCATCTTAGGTGACACCCCACATGAGCGTACTGATTACCGCTTTTATGATTTATGATAGGCTCCTTGCCACAACCGCAGGGGCATAGCGGTATTTCTTCTTGCTCTGGCTCTGGCTGCTTCTCAACCTTTACTACCTCGACTGATTGGTATAGGTGCAATTCATCGCACTCCGTTTCCTTGCCGGGGATCTCAGGTATGAAAAGATGCAAATCCCCACCTTCCTCGCCAACAGAGTGAGGACAGAGAAGATCCATGCCAATAGCATCGGGGTCCGGCATCTGCCAGCCCTCGCAGCCGATTCTACGCTGGAACATTGAGCCCTTGAGTGGCAGATCCAGGTCGCCCATTCTGGCGTTAGCAATCCATTCTTTGCATTTTGCA